AACGGCAACAACGGTGTCACGATCAATAGTGTTGGCTATTGGAACGACGACACGCCTTCGGTCTTCACTGCACTCACAAGCAGTCAATATATGTACGACAACTCGGGCAACAAGGTGATCCTTGCTTACCTCCCGAGCGACCTTAATGGGTTTATGACCTCCCCGGTGGTCTGTGAATACACGGTTGAAGCTAGTCCCTTGGCGGCGTATCCCGTGATCAAGCAAGCCGGTCTGTTGCTTTTGACGCATCTTTACAACAACCGCAGCAACAGCACCGAGGGGATGCTTCGTGACATCCCCTTTGGCGTGAATGCCCTGCTTCGCCCTTATAAGCCTTTGGTGATGTAAATGGCAATCGCACGGTTTGAAAACATTGCGGTCAACAATCTGACTTTCGGCAAGTCGGATTTTGGCGAGCAATCGACCACTCAGACCAAGTGGTTTGATACCCGTGCGCGTGTCTCTGATGTGGCTAATAGCCTTCGCATCTCCGAGAAGTACCGTCTTTATCAGGACTTGGTGCAACTGACGCTGAACTACACGCCCAACACGAAGCTGATGGTTGACCGCCAAGATTTGTATTCGATCACTTGGCGCGGGCACGATTGGCGCATTTCAGACTGCCGAGAGGCTAACGACCGCATGAGCATTACATTCATGTGTTATCGCAACGATCCTGTGGCGGCGGTCTGACATGGCACAAAACAACCCGGTTCAATACGGCAAGGCGATTCAGTATCAGTTGCAGTCTGTTGTGACTCCTGTGCCCGTCTATGCCGCGTTCAATCGGAACTTTGCCACGCAACCCAAGTTCTTGACTTGGTTCCTGCGTAATGTGCATCAGGATGTCTACACGGGGCAAAACCAAAACAACAAAGGGATTGATAGGCCAATCTTTCAGGTGAGCATCTTTACGCAAGTCATTGAAGATGGTTTCACAATTGCCGATCAAATCCTACAATCGTTGCATGGCTACAGCGGGAACTTTGGCGGGCCGACCTACGGGTTTAATGTCTCCAAAGTCGATGTGATGTGGCTATACAACTCATATGACAACGAAGAAAAGCTCGCTCAGATTTTTCTAGATTGTCAGATGGACATTGCAGCATAAGACAATCGCACAACCCTGATTTCTTGGAAAGGAAAGAAAAATGGCTCTCCCGAATAAAGTGTTGCCCGGTTTTAGTGCTGCTCTGTGGGCGCAAACTGGTGCTACCCCAACCCCCCTGTCCACGGCAAACCTGTCGGTTTGGGCATCTGAAGTCGAAGATATTGTCGGCACCTCTGCCGGTGGTCTTGGCACTGGTGGCCTGCAACTGAATGTGGAAGCTGTCCCGGCCTTCGGTCAGGATGATGCAATGGCAAACTTCTCGATTGCCGGTTCGCGTCAGTCTGACAAGATTCCGACTCAAGCGGCTCCCACCTCCATGACCATCACGGCAGCTTGGAATCCCTCGGATACGGGTCTGCTGTTGATGCGTGCAGATGCCGCCAACGGCACGATTGACCGCACCTTCGTTGTGTCGGCCTATGACGGCACCAACACGGTTGCCTATGCTTTCAACGGTCGCGTGAGTCAGTTCCAAATTGACGCGCAGCCCGGTGCCGAAGCTAAGTGCATCTTCACGGTTCACCCGCGCGGCAATCAATACGGTTGGTCGAATAGCTAAGACATGACTACGACAATACAAAACACGAATGACCTTCTTTCTTTCCTAGTGACCCAAGCCGAATCCCGCAAGGATTGGTTTGGGTTCACTCAGCAAAGAATGACGGCAATTTCATTGGCGCATGAGATTGCTGCGCTTCATGCCGACAAGATGACTCCCGAGGAAGTCGTCGAGTACGCTATCGCAATCAACACGCAAATCTTCAACAAGATCATCAAGCCGCAGTAGGTCATCATGGCAGGCTTCACATTCAAAGTTGAAGGTCTGTCGGATGTGATTAGTGCTTTCAATGATCTTGCTGATGAGATAGGCGATAAGCAGGCGCGCAGCAAAGTGCTGATCCCGGCTATGCGTAAAGCCATGCAGCCGGTCTTGGCAGACGCAAAGGCATCTGCCCCTGTGGACACGGGCGCACTTGCCAAACACCTTCAGGTCGAGGCACGCAGGCCAAACCGCAGGGATCAACGCTCAAAGTATGTTGACCCCAAAGATGCGGTCATAGCGGCAGTCACGACCAAGGCATTCCCGAAGAAGCTGCGCCGACAGTTCCGGGAGCAGAATCAATCTCTCCTAGAGAGCAATCCCTCTGCCTACCAAAAGAAGTTCAAGAAATTCGCCATTTCTCAGGGATTTCCCTATGATGCTCGGGCAGTAGCGCAAGAATTTGGATCGGCTAGGAATCCGGCTCACCCATTCCTACGACCCGCGTTGGAAAATAACGCATCCCAAGTCGCAAACAACTTGGGCAAGACATTGGGTGAGCAAATCACAAGATACCGCACGAAAGCGAAAAGATGAGCAAGATAGCATCAGCACTCGGTGAGTCATACCAAGCCAAGCGGGAAGAACTCCGCATTCGTAAGTTTGAACTTGGTGGGCACACCTTCAAAGTTCGGATTCCTGTCGTCGCAGAGACTGATGCGATATTCAAGCGCATCAACGAACCCGACGAAGTTAAGATTCAAGAGCTTTTCGAGAAGCTATCCAAACCCCTTCTTGAATTCAAAGACGATGCCGAAAAGACGGGTTTTGAATTCATCGAAAACGACATTCTGATTGAGGGCAAATCGACCCGTCAGACCGTTCGCACCCAAGTGATGACGCAAACGCGCATCACAGAATTCATCAAGCTACTGGTGCCCGTAGAGGGTGGTAGTCTTGAGCACATCACTTATGAAGACATCGAAGAAGAATTCCCGATGTCTACGCAGCTTGCCCTAGTCGAGAAGATTGCCGAAGTTATTTCCCCGACCTATCGGGAATCGCGGGGAAACTGACACGCTCGTTGAAGAAACAGGTAGAAGCGGCAATGATCTTCAACGGGCACACTCAGGATTCAATTGCTGCCATCGATCACGATGTGATGGGTGACATTCAAACCATGTATGCCGATGGGATGCTTGGGAATCACAATGTCATCTATCTATTGGGTTCGCTTGTCTCGGGCGTTTTCAATTACATGAGATCGGCTACCGCGCAGCCTTTTTCGCTTGAAAAGGTGCTCGGCCCTGCCTACGATTACATCTATCCCCCGTTAACCGAGGAACAGAAGAAAGCTCAAGTCAATGAGCAACTTCTGACCTTTATGACGATGGCACCGGGCTTCAATAAAGAGAGGTTCAACCGTGGCTAACATGATTGCGCGCCTTGGCGTATTGCTCGGGCTGAACACCGCCGAATTTAACAAAGGTCTTGCCGACTCGGGCAAGAAGATGGAGGAATTCGTCGGCAAAGCCAAGAACATGGCTACGGTGGCGGCAGGCGCATTTGCCGCCATGACCGTCAAGGCAATGCTGTTTGCCGATGAAGTTGCTGATATTGCCAAGGCAAACGACATAGCAATTGATACCGTCATCAAGCTACAGAATGCCTTAGCCAACTCAGGCGGCAAAGCCGAAGACGCGGGGAAGATGTTTGCTTCGTTCACGAACTATGTGGACAAGGCAGCAGAGGGATCATTTGAGGCGCAGAAGAACTTTGCCAAGATTGGCATTTCTCTCAAAGACCTCGAAACCCTGACAAGTCAGCAGCTTTTCCTAAAGACGATTCAAGGTCTTTCTGAGATTGAAGACCCGCTGACACGCTCCGCTAAGGCGATGGAGTTGCTCGGCAAGGCAGCAAAGGGCGTTGACTTTACGGGCGTTGCCGAAGGCATGAAGGGTGCCAACAGCATCACCGAAAGACAAGCAAATGCGATCAAGTTGCTTGCTGATTTCTACGACAGATTGGGTCAGGCAAGCCGCGACTTGACTTTGAGCTTTGTTGATTTCCTTGAGCCTGCGCTGAGAAAGATCAACGAAAGACTTGAGGACATAAGCAAGCACGCCAAGTCGGGCACGCTCATTCAAGGTTTCTTTGCGACCCTTGCTGATGACTTCAAGACGGCGCGAATTCAGGCAACGCTTGAGGAAATTGAGCGACTCAACGCCAAGATTGCCGATCCTAATGTTGGACAGTTTTGGAAATCGGGCTATAGGAAAGAATTAGCCGATGCCATCAAACTGCTAGACGAACTGCGCGGGCCACAAAAGCAAGCAACGCAAGCTGATGTGCGAAGAACAGAACCCGTCGAATACATGAAGACGCCGGACGGCAAGCTGAGAAGCGTAAAGGAAGGTATCGATCCCGAGGAAGAAAAGCGCAAAAAAGAGGCAGAGAAGAAAAAGAAAGAAGAAGAAGCAGAGATCAAGCGGCGCGGCGAGATGGCGGCAAAAGCGCACAAAGCCCGCATGGAGGAACAAAAGGACATTGAAGATGCGCTTGTTGCATATAGTCAGTATGTAGAAGCGATTAAAGAATATGACGCGGCGCAGGCTCGCGCCTTGACCACTGAAGAACAACTGACCAATCTTGAGTTGCAGCGCAGCAATCTTCGGGAGCACAACTACGAATTCCTGCGGGCAAGCATCAAGCTGACCGCTGAACTTACAGAAGAACAACTCAAGCTAAACGAAGCGAGCTTGACGCCCAAGGATCGAGAGGAAGCACAAAAGCGACTGAATGACCTCTATCAGCGTCGATTCCAATTGCTCAATTTGATCCGCGAAGAAGCGGAAAAAGCCGATAAAGACTTGGGTGTGTTTGAGGGCATCAAGAAAGCGGGAGAGGATTTCTTCAAGAACTTCCCGAAAGACATGGAAACCGGGGCAATGATGTTCGGCTCGGTCATCAACAACATGAGTGCAGCTTTAGATAACTTTGTGCGTACCGGGAAGCTGAACTTCAAGGAATTCGCTCGCAGCATCATCCTTGACTTGATTGCCATTCAGCTTAAAGCCTCGGCAATGAAGCTATTGGCAAACATCTTCGGCTTCAGCCTGCCAACCCGCGCAATGGGCGGCACGGTTACGGGCAATTCGGCCTATCTTGTGGGCGAGCGTGGGCCTGAGCTATTCGTGCCGCGCATGAGTGGCACCATCATCCCCAACCACAATCTGCAAAGCGCAGGCACCTCGACCAATATCACGAACTACAACATTCAGGCGATTGATGTGAAGTCGTTTGAGCAGCGTCTGATGGGCAGTTCTAGGGCAATTTGGGCGGCGAATCAATACGCGCAAAAGGGCTTGGCAGTCACGCCGGGGAGAATGTAAATGTCATTCCAAACCATTGTTGATATTCAGCAGTCGATGACTGTGAACAACCGGCGCACGGTCGGTCAGCAAGTCACGCGGGGCGGGCAGATCAGGACGGCGCAATACCTCACGGCAGTGCCTTGGGTGTTCACCATCGTCCCGCACAATTATCTGTATTACCCGCAAGTGCGGGATGTCATTCAGACGATTGACAACCTAGACCGCGAGCTTCCCGCCAATATCACCTTTAGCGGCACCAATCTTTCTTGGTTCACCGACTACAAGGGTGGACTGAGCGCAGGGCAGGCGGCGGCATTGACGCTTGACGCAGTTCCCCCGGCTAACTCGCAAACGATCACGGTTGGCAACCTTCCTGCGGTCGGGTCTAGCACCGTAGTATTTGCAGCGGGCGACTTCCTGCAACTTGGAAGCTATGTTTACAAGGTCACGCAACAGGTCTTGCGCGGGTCAGGCTCGACAGTCTCGGTCGGCCTGCACCGACCCGTTATCGGCACTCCTAGCACGGGCACGCTCACGGCAGTCGGGTCTGCGGTTTACTTTCCTGTGTATGCCGAAGTCTGCCCGACCTACACGCTCACGCCCATGACCAATGGCGCATTCGTGAATTGGGATCAACCGTTCGTGTTTCGGGAGAATGTTGCGCCATGAGCACCACGATGACCGCGCTTAACAGCGCAAACATTCGACACGCTGAGTTTGTGAGGATGATAGTTGGCAAGACTTCGCCAACAACTTACACCTTCTGCAACGCGGCTGCACCTGTCACCGTCAATGGCATCACCTTCTCGGGGATGGGTTCATTGCTTGGAATCGGTCAGGTCGAGCGAAACATCAAGTCAACCTCAACCGACATGGCTTTGTCGCTCACGGGCATCGACCCGGCAAACATAGCGATCATCCTGAGTGCCAACATCAAGGGCAGCACAGTAGAGATTTGGCGCGGCTTCCTCGACTCCAACAATCAGATCATCACCACGCCCACGCAGCAATTCTTCAAGCGGTATCAGGGCATCATCACCAATGTTTCGATCACCGAGGATTGGAATGATGAGCTAAGAAGTCGAATTGCGACTTGCTCGGTGTCCTGCACCTCCATGAAGCGGGTGCTAGAAACCTATGTGGCGTCTTCCAAGACCAACAAAGCACTTTGGCAAGATCGTTATACGGGCGATACATCAATGGATCGGGTAGATGCCATCTCTAACACCTACTTTGACTTTGGCAAACCTCCTGCGGGCGGCAGCGTATCCAATCCCGGCACAGGTGGTGGAAGAACAGATGTTGAAATTCCCGAATTTCAGCAACCATGATCAGAGAGGCGAACAAATTTGACATTGATGCTTGCGTCGAGATGATGCGGCGATATGCAGAGGAATCGCCTCTTGAAATGCTTTCTCAATCCAAGCATCACAATTCAGATCATGTGAAATCAATTTTGACAACTTTGATAGCAGGTCGGGGATTCATTCTTATAGACAATGAATTGCGTGGTATGTTGGCTGCAATCGTGACACCAAATTTTTGGTGCCCTAACATCAAAGAAGTCAAAGAACTTGCTTGGTGGGTTCATCCCGATCATCGTCATAGCGTAATTGGTGGGCGATTGTTTGTAGAGTTTGAAAAGAAATCACAAGAATTTATAGATCAGGGCAAAGCTCATCTTGTGACTTTATCGTTGTTGTCAAATAGTCCACAATTCGATCTTTCATTAAGGGGCTTCAAAGCAATTGAAGCCACTTACGCCAAGGAATAAGCCATGCCTGCAACCATTGTTCTCAGCGCAATTTTTGGCGACATGGTTTTGGCTGCGGCTGCATTGGGTAGTGTTGGAATTGCCGCAGCAACCTTTGCGATCAATTTTGCGGTGTCTTATGTGGTCACCCGCACTTTTGGCGCAAACAGAGCACCCAATCAGGTTGACCCCGGTTCGCGGCAACAAGTCCCGCCAAGCGCAAACAATCCAATCCCAATCGTCTATGGCGATGCTTGGCTAGGCGGCACCTTCGTCGATGCGGTGCTGTCTACCGACAACAAGACGATGTATTATGTTTTGACGATCAGCAACATATCGCCTGATGGTCAGTTCACATACGACACCACCAAGTTTTACTATGGCGACCGTCTAGTCACCTTCGACGGCACCGACCCCACCAAGGTTGTATCCCTGACCGATGGCGCGGGAAATGTAGACACCAAGGTTTCGGGCAACCTCTACATCAGTCTTTACACCTCCACATCTGCGGGTGTGATCACCAATGTGACCGGCTCCGCGCCGAGTGTGGTGATGGGTGGTGCAGACATTACGCCTAGCCTGCGGTGGCCTGCTTCGGGTCGGCAGATGAATGGCTTGGCATTTGCCATCGTCAAGCTGATCTATAACAGCGAAGCCGGAACCACGGGACTTCAGCCCGTCACCTTCAAGGTTTCGCACTACCTCAACAGCGCAGGCGCGGCTAGACCCGGCGATGTGCTGCGCGACTATCTCACCTCCGATGTTTACGGTTGCGCGGTTCCTCTTGCCAATGTCAACACGACTGCTTGCACCGCACTGAACACCTATTCCGATCAGGTCATCACCTACATCCCGTATTCGGGGGGATCGTCCACGCAACCGCGCTATCGGGTCAACGGTGTCCTGAACACGGGTCAGGCAGTCTTGGGCAACATCGACAAGATTCTGACTGCGTGTGATTCTTGGCTTGCCTACCAAGAGACAACCGGGCAATGGATGCCGGTTATCAATAAAGCCGAATCGGTGTCGTTTGCTTTTGACGACTCCAACATCATTGGCGAACTACGGGTGAGCATCTCCGACATCACCCAAAGCATCAATCAGGTCGAAGCCTCTTTCCCGTGGAAGGAAAACAAGGATCAGCCCAACCTTGTCTATTTGGAAACGCCGAGCATTCTTCTTTACCCCAACGAACCCGCAAACAAGGCATCTATCACGCTTGATCTTGTCAATGACTCGATTCAGGCGCAGTATCTTGCCAATCGAATGCTTGAGCAGGCGCGGGAAGACCTAATCGTTACTTTTGCAACCGCGTACACGGGCATCCAAGTTGATGCGGGTGATGTCATCAGCATCACAAACAGCGACTACGGTTGGAGTGCCAAGCCATTCAGGGCGATCAAGGTAAGCGAAATCTCATTGCCCGATGGCAACCTTGGCGCACAGATCGAATGCACCGAATACAACTCACAGGTTTATGACGATCAGAACATCACGCAATTCACGCCTGCGCCTAACAGCGGCTTGAATTCTGCTTTCTATTTCTCACCGTTGTCCGCGCCAACCGTTAGTGATCTTGCGCCATCGGCTGCGGTGCCATCGTTTAGCGTCACTTGTAATTTGCCAAGTACCGGGCGCGTCACAAGCATTACGCTTTACTACACAACTTCAGCGAGTCCAACATCTAGCGATTGGCGCGTTTGGAGTACGGAATTTTCTTCAGATTCGCAAGCATTTACGCCTTCGCTTGCATTTAAGTTCACCAATGTTTCGCTACCGGCGGGAACCTACTACTTTGCCTTCAAGGTCGCAAACGACATCGCCACTTCGCAGCTTTCTTCTGTCTCCTCGGCGTTTGTGTGGGCACCCGTGGCAAATACCGGCCCGACCGGTCCAACAGGAAGTGCCGGCCCAACGGGAAGCAGTGGACCAACGGGAAGCACGGGCACCACAGGAACGGCAGGCAATTCATCGCGCATCTGCTATGCA